GTTACCGAAGTTTGTTACCAGTAGTGTTATCGGAGAAAAGAAAGAGAGAAAAAGATAATGTTAAAAGCAATCGAAACGCACTACAACGGGTATAGATTTAGAAGTCGGTTGGAAGCTAGATGGGCGCCGGCGAACAAATCAAGCGCGGTATGGTGCTAGTAATCAATTCACAAGAGCCATCGCAAGTAAAGCTATACGAGACGTTCTATGACGAAGTTCTTATGGCTAGTGAGTTTTGCTAGGGTTATAGCCTTAAAGGGCGCTGTAGATACCCGCGTTGCTTGCAGCATACGCGGGTATTTTCATTCTCGCAGAGAGTTGGTATAATTAGATTATGACAAAAGAAAACTGGAAAAATCGAATAGTCGGATATGGTGAAGAAAAGCCCGACCAGCTTTTAGCTAATCCGCTTAACTTTAGGGTACACCCTGCAAACCAGCAAAGCGCGTTAGAGGGCGTGTTGAATGAAGTCGGTTGGGTTACTGAGGTAATCGTAAACCAAACCACTAACACCTTGATTGATGGTCACTTGCGAGTGGCGTTAGCGATGCGCCGTAACGAGAAAACTATACCCGTCAAGTATGTTGAGTTGTCGCCAGAAGAAGAAAAGCTAATCCTAGCAACCTTTGACCCGATTAGCGCACTAGCCACCACCGATAATACAAAGCTAGACGAACTGTTACAAGATATAAGCAGCAGTGAGCAGGGCGTACAAGAGTTGTTAGCTAAAATGGCTGAGGATGCGGGAATTGTGCCGCCGGATGTTGACTTCAAAGAATACGATGAAACGGTAGAAAACGAAGTTGAATATAACGAATGTCCAGAATGCGGGCATAAGTGGGCTAAGTAAATATCAGCAAATTTTAGAGGATGCGTGGCAAAAGCATTTATCACCTCGCGATGAAAACGCGCCAACCGTGATTAGCACTTTTGCCGGGTGTGGCGGTAGTTCGCTTGGTTATAGCATATCCGGGTTTAGGGAGGTGTTGGCGGTAGAATGGGATGATAACGCAGTAGCAACCTTTAAGCTAAATTTCCCGGATGTGCCTGTTTATCACGGTGATATTGCTAAATTATCGGTTGGACAGGTTCTACAGATGACCGGATTAAAAGTTGGTGAGCTTGATGTATTTGACGGTTCTCCACCTTGTCAGGGATTTAGCACATCCGGGAAAAGGCAAATGGACGATCCGCGTAACCAGCTTTTTAGGGAGTATGTAAGATTGCTCAGAGGATTACAGCCTAAAGTATTCGTAATGGAAAACGTTTCAGGGATGGTCAAGGGTAAGATGAAATTAGTCTTTGCTGAAATACTCCGGGAATTAAAAGCAAGTGGGTATAGGGTATCTGCAAGGCTACTAAACGCAATGTATTTTAATGTTCCGCAATCAAGAGAACGAATGATATTTATCGGAGTTAGAGAGGATTTAGGGATTGAACCGAGTCATCCGAGAGCGGTTAGTAAACCTCTCACACCAAAAGAGGCTTTTATAAATGTTGTTTTTGAGGAACCTGTAAAATTATCAGAATGGATGTATAACGCGGCACATTTAATGCACGCGGGTAATTATAGCCAAATTCATGCTGGCAAAGCTTTTTTGAAAGAAAAAGGCAATTTAAGCGGGCATATGAATACCAAATTATTATCTAATGACAGGGTAAGTTGTACTATTCCAAAAACGGAATTACCCACTAGCTTAATCATACATCCAGATAAAGATAGGAGATTGACTATACCAGAGATAATGAGGCTATTCAGTTTCCCCGATTCCTTTTCAATGTACGGTTTGCGTAACGATAAATTTATGAGACTAGGCAACAGCGTACCGCCATTATTAATGGCTTCTATATCCGGGCATATCCGAAAAGAAATACTAAGCAAATGATTAAAAATAAATCTGACAAGGTAGAATCGGCAAAACGAGTACAAGCGGTTTACTACTTAATCTTGACCGGATATACCTATAGTCAGATTGTTCAAAATGCTTCATCGCAATGGAAAATAACCGAACGGCAAGCTGCTGATTACATAGCCAAAGCAAGGGCATTGATAAACGCAGCTGCTAATCAGGATATGGCAGAAGCGTGGGCGGAAACTGTGCAACGCCTCCGAGAGCTTCAAAAAGACGCTGCAAAAGAAAAGGATAGAAAAGGCGAAGTCGAGATATTAAAAGAGACTAGCAAGCTAAGAGGGCTTTACCCTGCAGAAAAGCGCGATGTAAAAGTATCATTCGAGAAAATGACAGATGCTGAAATTATCCAATTTATCACGCGAAAAGTTGATAGCGATAGCGGAGCTTAAAAAACGGGGTGTAGATATTACCCCGTTTTTAGAGCCTGAAAAGCCTGTCATTACCGACCCTGTGGAATGGATTGAAACAAACTTCCTAATCCCCGAAGGCGATGGAAGGCTGCATCTTGACGGTGATTATCGGTCGCGTTGCTTATGCGAAATACTAGCAACAGATAGCGAAGGTAATTTTAAATATTCGACTGTGCTTTGGGGAGACATAAAAAAGTCAGCTAAGTCCACAATCGCTGGAGCGGTAGCAGCGTGGTTTTGCAATCGTCAAGAGTGGGCGAGTGTTAAGGTTGTAGCGAACGACCTAAAGCAAGCCGATAGCCGAGAGGCTTATTACTTGCGCCGGGCTATCCAACTCAATCCCGAATGGGCTGCTACCACCACACAACGGGGCTATACAATCGAGTGGTCTAACGGTAGTCGGATTGAAGCTATACCAGTTGACCCCAAAGGGGAGGCTGGTGGTAATGATGATTTGGTAATCTTTACCGAGTTATGGGCGGCTAAGCATCAAGCGGCTCAGCAAATGTGGACAGAGCTTACATTGAGTCCGACAAAGTTCGGTAAATCTATGCGTTGGGTTGAAACATACGCCGGGTTTGTGGGCGAGTCGCCGCTACTCGAAAGATTGTATAAACAGGGCGTTGTCGAGGGGCGTAAACTGTGGGATGATCTGCCCGTTTGGGTAAACGATAGCGCGAGACTTTTTTGCCTGTGGAACGAAGAACCTAGATTAAGCTGGCAAACTGAGGAGTACTACAACCAAGAAGCCGCAACTCTAATCCCTGAAGAATTCGATAGAGTGCATCGTAACCGATGGGGTCAATCAACAAGCGCGTTTGTATCTGCTCAGTGGTGGCAAGATTGCAAGGTTGATGCCCTGCCCGAAATGCGCCCTAACGAAAAGATGGTAATCGGGGTTGATGCGGCGGTATCAGGCGACTGCTTTGCAATCGTTGGAGTTTCGAGAATGGCAGATAAACGCTTCGCTATTCGATTTGTTGAAGTGATATATCCCCCTAAAGGTGGTAAGATTGACTTCGATATACCAAAGCAAATATTGATAGACCAGAAGCCTAAGACGTGGGAATTTGTTTATGACCCTTACCAGTTACACAGTATGGCAACTGATCTTTACAAAAAGGGATATAACATCAATCCATTTGAGCAGGGTGCAAAGCGGTTAGTAGGAGACAAGCTACTACACGACTTAATCCGCAATCAGCAAATCGTTTATGACAATACCTATCCTGAACTATCAAAACACATTTTAGCGGCAAACAAAAAAGAAGAGGGCGACCAAAAGCTACGCATAGTCAAGCGTGGTGACGGCTCGCATATTGACGCGGCGGTAGCTTGTGCTATGGCTTGCTTAACGCTATCGGAGTATTAAAAAATGAATGAGGGATTATACACCGCCACAAAAACTGTGACGGAGGGAGACAAACCGGGCAGCATTTATTATCTAGCAGTACGAACCGCACCCGCCTTGTTTGGTGGTAGACCATACTTATTACCCGGTTTACTACCGCCTTCAATACCTTCGTTTTGGACCCCCCTATCTGACTTTGTGCTGTATGAAACAACCAAGTTTGATAGCCTCTGGGCGAGTGCAATCAGGATAGCGGTAGCTAAAATCCAATCGGCAGCGTGGGAAATTGGCGGTGATAAATCAAATGTAAAGAACCGTTATCATGAGTTATTGACGCACCCATCCCGCAACCAGACGTGGCGGTCTTTTATCTCAAGAGTAGCGCGGGATTATATGCTTACAGATAACGGCGCGTTTGTCGAAGTAGAGCGGGCGAGTACCGCCAGTGGCAGCCGGATAACAGGTCTGTACAATTTGGATAGTCGGCGATGTACAAGAACAGGCGACCCAGATGTCCCCATATTGTACATGGATAGCCGTAACGAGATGCACGAGCTGAAGGATTATCAAGTCATAGATTTATCAGATAACCCCGACACAGGGCAGCAAGCGTTTGGTGTTGGCGAGTGTGCCGCGAGGCGGGCATACCCTACAATCCGGCGTATGAATGCTATGAATCAGTTTCTGGTAGAAAAGCTAACAGGGGCGAAACCGCTGGCAATAGATTTCATAACTGGCATAGCAGAGGACCAATTACAAAACGCTTTATCTAGTCATCAAAACGAGAAGGCGGCGGAAGGAGCAGTCAGTTACATGGGTACAATCGTTGTGCCATTTATGCAGCGTGACGGCATTGGGCATACCAGAATACCGCTTGCCGAACTACCCGAACGTTTCGAGAGAAAAACAGAATGGGATATAGCGGTTCTGGAGTATTGCGCGGCGGTTGGCTTAGATACTCAAGATTTGCAACCAATGTCAGGGCAAGCGTTAGGCGCAGGGGCGCAATCGGCTATCTTAGATGACAAGGAAAAGGGCAAAGGGGTAGAAGTACTAAAGCTCTCCATCGCTGATTTGATGCAGCATTACATTATGCCGGATGGCGTGACGTTCAACTTTACTGAAACTGACCTGCGTGACCGCAAAGCCGAGTCCGAGATATATGCCACTTATGCCAATGCAAACTCGGCATTAGTGCAAAACGCGGGACTACCACTTGATAAGGCACTAAACATTATGGTTGATGCAAACGTACTACCGCGTGAGTATTTGACCGGGGCGGACGCAACCAGCTTTGACACGGTTTCGGATACTGAAAAGCCGATGGACCTGCCAGCGCTTGATACCTCGACTGAGTTTGTCACTGCATTAGACCAAGTAGCAAGCAAGGCGCAAGGCAACGCTAAAACGCTGGTGGAAACCGAACTTGATAAAGCAAAGGCACTGTTTGAAAGTCTTAAGCAATGATTGACGACTTAATCACTCAACTAGCAAGCAAAATCAACGCGGCAAGCAAAGCACTAATGACCGCGGGCATAGGCGCACTTCCGGGTTGGCAATCAGCGATTGAAGTCTTACTCGCGCGGTACTCACTTGCCGCAATGATGGTTGGCTTTGACCGCTCTGAGTTAAACCCGTTGGAAGTAGCGGCGGTTACAAAAGATGTTCAGGTGCAACTAAAATTCCTAGAGAACTTCAGGCTAGATATTCAGGAGTTGGGCGATTTCAAGGAAGGTTGGCTAGCACGGGCTGAGATGTATGCAGAAAGCATCGGGCTACCTTACGAACGCGGGAAGACCATGATGCTGCCGTTACCCGCCTTACCGCACGATGGAACTAGTCAATGCTTGACCCGATGCCGATGCAAGTTTGACATCGTCACGTTTGACGACACAGCCGGAAATTACGATGCTTACTGGAGGCTGGGAGCAACGGAAACACATTGTCAGCAATGTAAGCAAAGGGCGGTTGATTGGTCTCCAATCAAAATACGTGGCGGGGAGTTGCAATTATGAACATAACAGCAAAAGTTGACATACCAAAAGACTTGCTGGGAACAGCGGAGATGAAAACCGCTATTAGCAATGCGCTAAAAGGGGCTGCGTTAGGGGTGCAGAACGATATGCGGGTTACTACTCAAACATGGAATCACAAGCCCGACTTTAAGATTACCAAAGATAGCGACTGGAAATACACCGTTGGCACAGATGACACGATTTACGGATATGTGAATAATGGAACACCACCTCATAAAATCTACCCGGTACACGCCAAGATGCTACGTTTTATGACGGGCGGGTTTCAAGCGAAAACGCAACCTGGCGTGATAGGCAGTACAGCAGGAAGTCAGGGCAGCACAGAGGTAATGGCACATGCGGTAAATCATCCCGGTACTGAGGCACGTAAGTTTGACGAGGTGATTTTAAAGAAGTGGGATGACGAACTGCCTAAAATCTTGCAACGGGCGGTAGATAGTTTGATGAAATGATTAATATAATTCTTACAAACGCTGAAAAGGCTATGCTACTACTCCGGGAGTTTTTATCTAGTTGCGGATATGCCACTATGCTTGCAGACCGCTATTACTGTATTTTTTGTGGTCAGCGGATTGAAGCAGACGACTTGAACACACCGAACGAAATACATCCTCCGGAGTGTTTCGTTGGAAAGGCTAGGGACATTTGCCAATCGAATTGAAGGAAGTCAGGTGTAAGCATTGCCAAACCCTGCTTTGCTACTACTGTGATGATGGGCTTTGTTTGGGAAATGTTTTGATTGAGAAAACTGTAACTATTACTTGCCTATGTTGCGGATATGTTTTGACTTGGTATTCTTGTGTATCTAAAATTAATGTGCTAAAATAAAAAGGTATCAGGCGATGCAGTCAACATCCCTGATAGCGGCAATTCCCTTAATTCGCAGGTCAGGGCGATTACAAAATGATTATACCACGTAACCAATCCCAACAAAATCATAAAAAGAATAATCGCAACTTAACCGCAAACGCGGGTATTTTTTTGTTAGGAGAAAAGCAATGGAGCAATTAGAGTTAGATGAAACAGGACAATTACTTGCATGTGAGCAGGTTATTGAGCGCGGCTTACAAACCTTTTACGCGGTTGGGGATGCCTTAGCCCATATCCGAGAGAGTAGGCTTTATCGGGCTAAATATGCCACTTTTGAAGAATATTGTCAGGATAGATGGTGCTCGGCGGCGGTTCGCGGTGCAGGTAAAACTCTATCGCCTTTTAGCTCTAACCATTGTTCGCAAATCCGTAAGCTTTACGGCACGGGCAAATGGTCACAAGAAAAGCTGGCTAAGAAGTTTAGGACTGACCAATCACAAATTAGCCGGGTGGTTAATCATGTAATTCATAAAGCGGGGTGAGCATGTCAATGACCTCCTCGATTGCAACGAAAAAGATAATATGATAGTATTATGTTGAAATGAAATAAACATTGCTGAGGCAAGCACTACGCTTGCGTTTCCGAGATGAGCATCCGGTCAGATTGACCAATGGGTGCTTTTTTAATACAAGGTTTGCAATGCTAGCAATAAAGTATGTAACAGCAGAAGAAAAGCGGAACACACCTCCAGAGGACTTCGCGGGTCCAAACAAATCCTTCCCGATTACATCCCAAGAAAAACTAAATTCTGCGGCAAGGTTGGCTGGGCATGCTGGCGACCCTAACAGCGTTCGAAATGCCATTATCCGAATTGCCCACCGTAAGGGGTATCGCTTGCCCAAAAAGTGGGAAAAGAAAACGCGTGATAGAAATACGCACGTCTTGAATATATACAAAGACATCAACAACGATTGGAGATGGATAACCTTTTCATCTTCAAGTTACGTTGACCGCGATGGCGAGATTTGTTCACAACAAGCGCAAATAGATGATGTTGCCAGAATGAACGCTACCAAAGATTTTGGCGCGTTGTGTTGGTGGCACTTAAACGGCATAAGCGACAAAATGGCAGTCAAACTAGGCACTTGCGATTATGCCGAAATGGTGGGCAGAATACGGGTTGAGTCTGGTACTTTTGTAAACGACCTAGTCGCCAAAGCGATAAATGATAATGCTGCAGAATTGGGCGTATCGATTGGATATAGTCACAATTCCCCTAACCGTGGCGTGGGTACTGTTTTTGATTTTATGGTAACGCGGGAAAGGTCTTTGTTGCCTATTGGCACAGAAAGTAACCCGCTAACTCAAGTGTTTGTAAAGGAGACTAATCAAATGTCAAAACTAGCAGGGCTAAAAGCCTTGTTCGGCGGAGGCAAAGAGGCAGATGCGCTTGTGGCGGCTCTTGTCTCCGAAGCCGCCACAAAAGAACAGCAAGCACAAGATTTGAAATTGGCTTACAAGGCGGCACCGCCGCCCCCTGTACAAGCCGCTACTGCTGCTGCCCCTGCCACTTTAGCGACTTGCCCTGAATGTGGCGCACCAATTACCAAAGGGGCAACCGCTTGCAAAGGATGCGGAAAAGCGTTAAAAGCTGATGGGATGCTAGACCCAACTGAGATTTCAGACGAAATTGATGGCGAGACTGAATCTAGCGATTACGCAGCGGAACTCAGTATCGAGGCGTTTCACCAAGAACTTGATAAAGTCATTACGCAAGCTATACAGAGCAATGTACTACAACCGCTGATTGATGCAATTGGCGCGACTTTATCTCAAACGCAAGTTGCGGCTACCAAAGAGCGTGACGCTTTAACCAGTATGATGAGCAATGTGGTAGATGCTTTGAAAGAACACGGCATTGCTGTGAACACCGCATTCAAGGAACGCGATAACCGAATTGTCGCGCTGGAGAAGGAATTGGCGAGCTTGAAGGGGGAGCAACCCATCGCTCAAAAGTACAGGGCAAGCTTAAATGGCACGGTAGTAGAGAAAGCGGTAAGCAAGCCAACTGCATCAAGTCAAAATAGCGATGCAGACCTTGACCCTTACAAACTTGCAGCACAAGGCATGTGGTCTGGGATTAATAAATATTAGTAGCCAGTCTAACTGGTAAAAACGAGGTAACAAAATGTTTGGAGAGGATACCAATAGACTGGATAACGCGCTTGACGAATTGGGCAACGTGTACGCCAGCAAAGCGGGCGAGGTGCAAGATATTAGCAAAGGGCAACTTGGGTACAAGTCCGCTATTTATGCTATGAAAGAAACCAAGAATGCTCTAAATCTTAATCGCGTATTGAATGGTATGCGGATAAAGGGCATTGCCGAAGTCGCTATTAAAGCGTTTGCCGAAAAGATTACTACAGGAAGTACAGGATTTGGTCACGGGTATGTATCGCCGGGAGTGGCGGGGTTGTTTTATGAGACCATGGACCCGAACATAGTCAACGCTCTTCAACTTCCTTTGCCGGGTCTGGATGCCATCTTGCCTGAAATCCCCGTAGTAGAAACCCACCCCTTGTATGGCATTATCACCGGGCAGACCGCAGGCAGCGGTAGCGCCCCATCTACCGAATGCTCTCCTTGGGGAGAGGCGGGGCTGACTAAGATTTGCCGCCAAGTGAACACCCTCGGTAGGGTCGGCATTTCAAGTCGTTCCGTTAATCTTGAGAGAATGGGAAACCGCTTAGACCGCAGCGACTTTGTAGACTATCGCTTGGTTGGCGACCCTGTCGGCGCAAGCACTATCGGAGACGTGCCTACCGGGTTGGCAGGTATTGGGCAGGCAAACAATTTCTTGAACGATGAGTTTGCTAAAGTCATGCGAGAATTGGAAGTAGAAGCTATTCGCCGTTTTGCGGGGGACATTTGGACAAGTAATCCCTCCAGCGGTGCCGATGCTTGGCATACCGCTTGGTATCGGGGATTGGACATTTTGGTAAATACCGGACAAACCGATAGCATTACCAATATCGCTTGTCCTAAGTCCGATAGCAAAATCATCAACTTTGCAACGGTGGCAACGGGCGGGAATAATATTTCCACTACCGCGAGTGCCGCCTCAACCATCGTTGATATTGTGGCTGACCTCTGGTACGTGCTAAACCGAGAAGCACGAGAAGAAGGCTTAGACCCTATCGAGTGGGTTTTCGTTGGTACTCCTGAACTGTTCCGAGAATTAACTGCCGCATGGCCATGTTCGTATCTCACCAATCGTTGCTTGAGCGCAAGTTCCAATAACCCTAATCAGGTTGAAGCTTCACAGCAAGTAGCGATGCGTGAGGAGATGCGCAAGGGTAACTTTTTGTGGATTGACGCACAGCAAGTGCCATTTATTCAGGACTCAAGCATTAGCCAAACTCAAGGCTCAGGCGCAAGCGGGGCAGGTACTTTTACCAGCACCCTTTACCTTTTGCCCTTGACCGTTCGGGGGCGTTTCCCTGTGCTTACCAAAACATACTTTGATAATAACGCACCCGGCGCAGCCGCTGATGTGCTACGCCGTTTGGGTAACTTGTCTTACGGTATGAGCGTTTCGCCAGATGGTAAATTCGTGCATAACCTCGAAAAGACTGGCACGTGTTTCCAGATTTCGGCTACTAAACGACCGGGCTTAGTTTTACGCACTCCATATCTGGCTGCGCGTGTGACCAATATCGCCTATAAGCCACGCTTGGTAACTAATAGCTGGAATCCGGGCGCAGCAAGCTTCTATGCCAATGGCGGTAGCACTAGTGGAAGTGGGCCGTCGTTCTGGGACCCGCAGGGCAGATAATTAGTTCAATCGGGCGGGTGTAAAAGCCCGCCCTAAAGGATTTTATGACAGTAGCAATTGACTACAAAAACGCTAAAGGTTGGCTAACGAGTGAAGAAACTGAGTGGTTATTCCAAGCCGCTCAGTCTTTACCAGATAACGCAACCATCCTGAATATCGGGGTTGAGTATGGCAAATCTTTAGCTTGCTTACGTGCGGGCAACCTCACCTCTAGGATAATCGGTGTGGACTTGGACATAAATAAGGTGCTTGGAAACGGGTATGACTGTGCGTTAGTGCAAATTGACAGCGCGTTATATTTCGAGGCTTGGCACGACCCGATTGATTTAATCTTTGTTGACGGTGACCACGGCTATAACGGAGTAATGCTTGATAGCCGCTTTGCACAGTGGCTACCCGTTGGCGGGGTAATCGCTTTTCAGGACTGTTTTGACTGGGAGGATTACACCAAAATCCACGCGCTATGTCCGGGTGTGAATGTAGCGGTGCAGGATTGGTTTGACGCGCATAGGTTTGAATTTGATGAGCTTGAGAGTGTAGGCACAACAAGAATATCCAGGAGAGTTTCTAATGTCGTTGCCGAAAGTAGCGTACTTAATCCCGACATTCAACCGGGGCGAGTTGTTAGCAAACAACCTGCGAAGGCTAAGACAAAACGTTAAATACGCAGGGGAAATTGTTCTATTCGTTGGTGATGATAGCGATGACGATTCGCTGGCTTTTGATGCAAACGATTCTCCTTTTCCGATTTTTTACAAAAGAAACAAACCGCGCTTAGGCTTAGGCGCAAACCTGAACTACTTGATTGACGAGGCAAAACGGCAAGGCTTTACGATAGCGATGCAGTCAGATGACGACCATGTACTGCTTAGACCCTTAGACCTAACACCGCACGTTGAAAGACTGGAAAAGGAAACGGCTTGGATTCGTTTGATGGGAGTTGGGTCACACAAGCTAAAAGCAAATCTGGATGAAACATATTGGCGCGTGAACTGGCATAGTGACGAATTGTACATCACGTCCAACCGGGCGCATATCAAGTCGCTAAAGTGGCATGACATTTACGGCTATTACCCGGAGGGTTTAAAGCTTGGCGGTACAGAAGATGGCTTTTGCCACTTGAATATTGACTACGCGAGGTCACAAATAGAAGCGGGGCGCATAGTCCCACAGGTGTTAATCCCACTAAGTCACGATGACACGGCGTTCTCGGAAAGCGGTCATAGTTTGCAGTTGCAAGGCTACTAATGAAACTATACCTAACCCCTTCGCCTGAACAGGCGAATACCAACAACGGAATAGGGCAGATTATCAGGGCGCAACATAAATACTTGCCAGAGTTTGGTATTGAGCTTGTGGATAGCCTTGATAAAGCTGACCTAACCGCTTGCCATGTGCAAGGGGTTAATCTGCCTGAAGTTGGCGTTCAGCACATAGCCGGGCTTGAGTGGGATGGGGATGGTATATCAGGTTACACCTTGCAGCATAGTGCGGTTAACCGTGCGATTATTGACACCGCTAAAAGAGCAACCTTCGTGACCGTACCGAGCGCGTGGGTAGCAATGCCTTTTCAGCGCGATATGCGTTTCACGCCCAAAGTCATAGGTCACGGTATAGAACTTGACGAATGGAAACCGTTACCGGAAAACGAGCGCAAGGGTTACATCTTGTGGAACAAAAACCGCATAGATGTTTCTTGCCCGGTAGAACCAGCGTTGCAACTGGCGCGTAGAAAGCTTCCAGTTGTTTCAACTTTTGGTGACAGTTCGATTATGCAGGTAATCGGGCTAGTCAGCTTTGAGCAAATGCGCGAGTACGTAAAACGCGCCAGCATCTATTTAGCTACTACCAAAGAAACATTTGGCATTGGCACGCTTGAGGCAATGGCAGCGGGCGTACCGGTACTTGGGTATAGACACGGTGGCACGGCTGATTTAATCGAACATAAAGTCACTGGCTACTTAGTAGAACCGGGGGACATTGCGGGGCTAGTCGAGGGCTACGCTTGGATTATGGTTAATTGGCAAGCGGTCAGTCAGGCTTGTATTCAAAAAGCGCAATCTTATTCGTGGGAATCCATAATCGGTAAGTATGCAGAGCTTTATAAAGCGGCGTTAATCGAGAAGAACCGCGCAAAGACTACCGCAATAATCATCACGAATTACAACTATGAAAAATATCTTAAGGACTCAATTGAATCTGCTATCAATCAAACAGAACGATGCGAAGTCGTGGTTGTGGATGATTGCAGCACTGATAATAGTGCAAGTATTCTTGACCATTACGAAAAAGCTGGCTATATCAAAGTTATTCACCAACCCAAGAACTTGGGAGTGGCATTTGCTAGAAACGCGGGAATAGCCTCAGTCAAATTGGACTATATTATTTGCTTAGATGCTGACGACTGGCTACACCCTGAGTATGTCGCTACCCTTAAGCCACATTTTGACCGCGATAAATCTTTAGGTATTGGTTATTCCGGATTGATGATGCATTTTGAAAACGGAGATAGCGCGTTAAGTAATTTCCCGCCAGAATACAATTTCGAGAATATGATTATCGTCAGCAATCCGCCTTCCAACTGCGTACCTAGCGCGGCAATGTTTAGGCGTGATATGTGGTTAAGGTCTGGTGGCTATAGACAGGAACACGCGCCAGCAGAAGATGCAGAGTTTTGGGTACGCGGCGCGAGTATTGGATTTTATGGCAAGCGGGTAACTCAAGAACCGATGTTTAACTACCGCTTGCATGGAGGTAGCCACAGCCGGGTAAAGCAGTACAAACCGATAGACCGTTGGCATCCGTTCATGCGCGACAAGATATATCCCATTGGCGCACCAACCCTAAACCAAGCTCTTGTACACAGCTACAGCAAGCCCGTAATTAGCGTAATTATTCCGGTTGGCAAAGGGCATATCAAATACTTGCCCGAGGCAATCAATAGCGTAGTTGCTCAGTCATTTCGCGAATGGGAAGTCTTAGTCATAAACGATAGTGGCGAGAAAGTAGACCTGCCAGAATACCCGTTTATCCAGCTTTACCAGACTAAGAAAAAGACAAGCGGGGCAGCTATAGCGCGTCAAATCGGACTAGAAAACGCAAAAGGTAATCTAGTATTATATCTCGACGCAGACGACATCTTACACCCTGACGCTTTGCTCAAGATGTTGCGGCTATACGCAAAAGCGGGTGGGCGTTATGTCTATACCGACTGGGTAGCCAGCGACACAAATCAGATTATAGCTTGCCTTGATTACTCTCCTGAATTGGTAGTTGAAAAAAGGGGTATTCACGCGGTAACAGTTTTGATGGCACGTGATGAGGCTTTACGGGTTGGGTGGGATAAATCAAAAGATTTACCCGCGTGGGAAGATAACGATTATTTTATCCGGTGTGCAATAGCAGGAGTTCAAGGGGTTAGGCTACCTGAGACGCTATTTACATATCGAATTGAGAGTAGCACAAGAAGAATAAAAGCGGTCAATCAACCGTTAGGGGATAAATTACTAATCGAACTTGATAAATACAAGGGGGAAACAATGGCGAGTTGTTGCGGTGGTAACGCTAATCAAAATACTGCTTATGCCGAATGGGCGCAATCTATTTACGGCAAACAAGCGGCGCAAGCGCAAGGAGCAGAGTCCGGGCAAATCCAAATGCTTTATACTGGAATAAATATTGCGGCTGTGACCTACACCATAAACGGGCATCCATATGTAGTAGGCGATAACGATAACGAACGTTACGTATGGGCGTACCCGCAGGATGTAGATAAACTCTTGCAACTTGGGAAGTTCCAGTTAGCGTGATGGACTTAATAATTATTGCTTTAGCTAGTTACAGAGCGGCTCGAATGATAGCGCAAGAGGAAGGTCCGTTTAGCCTTTTCTCAAAAGTGCGGTATCGAGTAGACCCCAAACAAGACACTTGGGTAGGACGCGGTATAAATTGTCCGCTGTGCATTGGGATATATAGCTCAATCGCGTTATGGGGACTATACCAATGCTTGCCAATACTCGTTTTTATTCTTGCGATTGCAGGGCTTCAAACAATTTTGCAGAGGATTAGTAGTTAAAATGCCAACGCCTACTCTTTTACCTTTAGACACTTTTCGGGACATAATCGGGTATAATCCCTACCACTTTTGGCAGCAGGCAAATAGCCTTGTACCTCTAAATTCAGCGTGCAATACTTTGTTGCGGGAAACGGCATGGCTATCTGCCCAGTCAGCCGGACGCGAGGAAATAAGAAAAGCGATTGCAGAAGCTGAAAAGCAACTACAAAAACAGCTTAGATACGATGTAGCAACGGTTTACAATCAGGAAGTAATTGGGGTTGGCTACCTACGCACAGTTAGTAGTGGCAATCGTTTCCCGCTCCAGTGGTGGCAAAATGGCGGTTGGAATAGAGAGTCTGCACTCGCCCGATTAAAACTTGGCAAGGTTTCACGAATTGCCACTATGACACTAACCTACTTATCCGATTTAGCAGTAGTGTTTTCAGACGAAGATGGGGACGGTATTACTGATACTTTTACCGTTTCGTGGGCAGATGCAGTCACTAGCCTTAATGATTTTGAGGCGTATTTTGTAGCTACCGATAGACCCGCAAACACTGATTTAGCCGAGTGGAAAATAGCACCCATTAGCTTTGCGCGAGTGGGCGGTAATATCTTTGCAAGCGGGGCGAGTTGGCTACTACTCAAGCCACTAAATCTCAAAAAGACAATCGCGTTTCCCGGCAGCGATATTAATAGCTATGGGGTGGATACCTCTGGCGAATATGACCCTAACAACGCGCTAAATTTTGTCACGGATATAGCGATTTATCAAAAAGTGTACACCAAAGAAAACATTGCTTATGTGGACTTGGATTGTTGCGGCACGGTTAGTACGATTGAGGTTTGCGCGACTATCATTAGCAGCGAGACGGGCGAAGTACAACTAGCTTTCGATGCATGCCAGTTTAGCTATTGCGGTTGTGGTGGTCCTAGCGTGCAATCGGTCCGCACCAATTATGAGGCAGGAGACGATTTAGAACTGTGGCAAGTCACAGTTGCCAGATTCGCTTTAGCCGAATTAAGGCGAGGTATTTGTAGTTGTTCAGAAGCAAATAGGGAGGCGGCGGAATGGCAAGCCAATCTCGCTAGTGTTGGTAATCAAATGCTAGAAAGTTTTAGAGTGCCGGACGAGGTTCTTACCAATCCGTTTGGCACCAAGGCTGGCGCGATTTATGCGTGGCAGCGTGTTAAAGATAAACGTTTAATCAGGGGTTTCGCCCTGTAAGGAGTTTCAAAAATGGCAGATATTAAAAGCGTTTCCACTCGTAAACAGTTGCGAGTATTCCTACAACCGGGCGGTGCAAATATTCAAAATGGGTTGATTTTCTCTGGCTTAAACGGGGGGCAAGTCCAAATTACGGGAGTTTCACATCCCCTTGTAGGCGGGCGCGACCCGATTACTGTATTCAATCCAGCAAAAGCAGGGGAGTATTCAATCGTTGGCGAGACTATTAGTCCTCCGGGATTTCCTGAAATGTCGCTTGAGATTTACGAACTGTTGCAGGGCGTTCCGCTACCGGACGTGCTTGGCACTTGCCCCATCAACATTTATGAAATCAAGGGTAATTGTGCCGACCTGACTGACCACCTAAACGGTTGGAAGGGCGGTAACGTTCGGGTATATTCCAATTTCAAGCCAAATAATGTTGACCCCGGCGATAGAACATCGTGGGGGGACGATGCGCCCTTATCTTTCAAAATGGACGGACCTGTCTTAACTCAATATTCGGTAGGCTCGCTAGGCTTTCAAACTCAGGGCTTAACCCTTACCGGGGCGCAATATGGGAACGATGTAACCTACGCTACATCTGAAGTTTGTGGCAATTGCGGGACTGCTAATGATGGTACTAAATTAATCTATGTAGCATTAGCCGCATCGACTACCTCGCCGGGCGCAAAGCCAAACGTAGCATACACCCTAAACGGTGGCGCGACTTGGTTGACCTCGCAAGTATCTAGCGCGGCGGTCGCAGAAGATTTGAACACAATTAAAGTAATCGGCAACTACTTAGTTGTAACCTCTAAAACAGGTGGCGGTTCTTCTACCTCAGCACTCCACTATGCCACTATCGGATTAACAGGCGCACCCGGCACTTGGACTAAAGTTGTTACTGGTTTTGTGGGTGGTAGTGGTGTAAACGATGTTTATGTAGCAGCACCAAACGAGATTTACATGGTGGGGGACGCTGGTTACATATACAAATCTACCGATATTACCGCGGGCGTATCTGTAATCAATGCGGGGGCTACTACCGCTAACGCCCTTAGTCGGGTTTTCGGCAGGCAAGGCGTGATTTATACAGGTGGCGCAAGTAGCACTATCATCAAATCCAGTAACGGCGGTCAAACTTGGGCTGCTACAACTACCGCGCCAACCGCAGGGGCTGTGACCTATAACGCTGTCGAAGTCCTGAGCGACTTGATTTGTTGGATAGGGACTAGCACTGGCAAGCTGTTTAGCACAGTAAACGGGGGGGAGAGTTGGAACGAGTTTACCGCGCTAGCTGGCGTAACCGCGATTGACGATGTCTATTTTGCAACGCCTGAAGTCGGATACGTTTCCGGCACACTGGCGGGCGCGGCTTATCTGTTCGCAACCTTCACGGGCGGGGTATCTTGGACTAATACACAACCTCGTTTGGTTGGTCTTGGGACAGCCGCTCAGTACAAACGCATTACCGCGCCGGACGCAGGGCGTGAAACTATCCAAGCTAACAACTTGGCGATTGCGGGTATCTTGACCGCTTCGACTACTGGGGTGGTGAGTTTGGGCAAGGCTCAGATTATCTAGACAAAAATGTAATTGTAACTGGAGTAACTGAAGAAAGTACCTTTTCTCTATATTAATTTCTGGTATTAAAAAGGGTAAACCTCCAGTTACGACAGTTACAAAATAGATAATATATTTGTAAAGGGAAAGAGGAGGAAACAATGTCTGTATTCGAACTAAAAAATGGAATGCTGCTTGAGATACTACCTGTCAACAAGATGTTATTACTACCTATTCGAGAAAAGTTTCAAGACCCACCAAAACCACCAGCGCCAATTAACCACACAGCACAAGGTGACTTTGAGAACCCGGATGACCCTGAGTACGAGAAAATATTAGCTTTGTGGGAACTGCAAAAGCAAGAAGTTATTCAAGATGTTTATGTCGAGTTCGGTATAGAAGATTTTGACTTTGACTTAAGCAAGGTTGAAAAGCATCGCGCTAAATTCAAAAAGCTTTTTGATACCGAACTAACTAAATCGGACAAGCGCGTGTTCTTGGAATTTATCGCTTGTCAGGATGAGGACGAGTACAGCCGATTATTGACTGAGATTACCAAAGTATCCGAGCCAACCGCCGCTTTAGGAGAGACGGCGCGGGAAATGTTTCCAGCTAACGTATAGGGGCAGGGATATATTCAGCTACCGCTTGCCGGATGAAGGGTTCTTGGCAAGCAATCTGTATATGGAATTTAACGCCGCGATAGCTGCCGGCTATAAGCCACATGAATTTTATGAACTATCTATCCAGTGGCAAGCGGCGGTAATAGGTTGGTATCAAGCGAAAAATCAAGTCGAAGGTGTTCAGCACTATTTACCGGCTAAGAGGTAAAGAATGGCGAGTAATAGCGTAGTAGTCCAATTAGCAATAGACGGGCAACAAAAGGTTGAAAGCGCATTAAAGTCAGTCCAAAACTCAGTCAAGGACACGGGTAGCGCGGTTGACTATCTTAATTCTAAAGCCTCCGGAATTAACAAGCTTGGTGATAGTTTCGCCTCGGTTGGAAGTGCGGCGGGTAACGCTCTAAAGAATATAGCGCAAGTTGGCATAGCCGCAACTGCCGCTGGTGCGGCGGCGGCAGGTGCTTTTCTTTTTAAGGGTGTTCAGGGAGTTGCACAATTTGAAGATTACAACGTTCAATTCACCACCCTCATTAAAAACTCGGCTGATTTTAAGGCTAGAAACGCTGGGGTAACCGATGCGTTAAAGCTAAATGCAGAAGCATCAAAAGACGCTGCTAAAGAAATGGAAAACCTATCCACCTTTGCCGCGACTACTCCGTTTGAATTGCCTCAAGTTGTTGATGCTGCAAAGACTTTGCGTGGCTTTGGTTTAGCCGCAGATGATACCGCTGCAAGGTTTGGGTTTTCCAAAGACGAAATACTCCGAATAACGGGCGATGTTTCCGCTGGTACTGGCGCTGACTTTCAAGAGATGTCTGTCAATATTGGCAAGTTTTCTAGCGGTGCAACGGGCGAGGCTATAGCACGTTTTCAAGAGTTGGGTATAGTCACCAAAAATGAACTTGAGGGGATGGGGTTAAACTTTGATAAGGGCGGCTCACTTATCATCAACTCCCAACAAGATTTGGATAACGCTACAGGCGTTGTACTTGAAGCCATGAAGGGCAAGTATGGCGGTCTAATGGATGCACAATCCCAAACCTTTAACGGCATGTTATCCAACGTGCAGGACTTTATCGGGCAAGCGGGTAGAACCTTATCACAGCCTATTTTTGACAAGCTTAAAGACGGACTAAAATCCGCAATGGATTTTATCGCATCGCCCGTTGGTAAAGTCGCAATCGCTGACCTTGCTACCAAAGTCGGGCAAGCGGTTGATTTTATGGTAGCGGCATTTAACAAGATTGCGCCCATAGTTGGCGCGGCGGTTGGCACTGTCATAGAGTGGATTGGGACGATTGTAACAGCTATTCAAACTAATATGCCGGGCATTGAAGATTTAGGAACGGTAATCGGTAATGTATTTAGTGGTATAAGCACAGTAATTGGGGAGGTTGTCGGGTTTATCTCGGATAACCTTGATACCGTTATAGCAGCTTTAACCAGTTTCGGGCAGATAGCAGCCCAAATAATTCAAGGTGTAATCTCAATCTTTCAATCGATGGAAGGAACGCTTGGCGGTATTCTTGACGTAATAGCCTTTGCGCTTGGTAAGACTAACGAGGCTATCAAGATATTTGGGGTGGCGTGGGAACGGGCGGGGAAAACCGTTATGCAGATGTCGTTTCTAATCGAGATGGCATTTACTCAGATGCAGAATTGGATTATTGACGGGATAAACGGAATAATTCGGGCTGTTAATTTCTTAATAGATGGGTTTAACGCCGTGGCGGGTGTGGTTGGTATAGAAGCAATACCAAAGATAGGGGAATTAGGTCAAGTATCTTTTAACAGTGCCGAGGCTTTAGACCGCTTAGGATTAGCTGGCGATGGCGCGGCAAGCGGTCTAGCAAACGCGGGAAACGAAGGTGCTGGTGCGGTAGTTGGGATAGATGCAGCGGGGGCAGCGGCTGATAGAAACTTTGCAAAATTAACCGCCTTGCGAGATGCCTTAGGGGGCTTTGCCGCTGAGGGTACTTTGTTTGGAAACGTATTAGGCGCGGCGCAAGATAAGCAAAAAGGTATATCGGATTTATCTAAAAGTGCCTCAGATGCCGCATCTCAAACGGGCGAGTTAATGACTTCAAAATCAGTCGCTACAATGCCAAAAATAATAAAGCCCGTATCAACAGGCGGGGGAGGCGGTGGAGGCGGTGCTAAAGAAGAAAAGCCTGTTGACCCACTCCAAGCGGCTCTTGACCTTGCATCGAAGTTAAGCGCGGCGGGCAAAGCCCTAACCGAAATAAACGTTTACAAGTCAATCAGTATGGAAGCCCTGACCGCTTTTAACAACGACATGACCGCACTAGTCAAGATGTTTGTAGCGGCGGCTTCCAAGTTTACAACAGAGGCGATTAAGGGTAGCGGTGAGTATATTGACGCGGCGGGCAAGATTGCCGATGCCGCTGGAAAAATGGTTGGAGTTCTCGGAAAGATAAAGGACTACAAATCCATAGCGGTAGAAAACCTAACCGCTTTTATGGAGGATACCGTCTCACTGAGCAAAGCCTTTATGCAAGCGGGTCAACAGTTTTCAATTGAGATGTTGCAAGCGGGAATCTTGTACTCGCAAACCGTTTCGGCTATTGGCGATGGCTTAGGCAAGATGGCAGATGGTCTAATCAAAATAAAAGACTACGCACAACTAAGCAAATCCAGCATTGACGGCTTTGTAGCCGATATGCGAATTATGACTGAGGCTTTTGGTAGGGCGGGTCAAGAATTTCCTAGCGCAATGCTAGATTCCGCTTCCAAGTTTGCAACCGCTACAAATCCGCTTGGCGAAACAATCGGTAAGTTTGTTGATGGGCTAGTCAAGATGAAAGACTACGCCGGGCTGTCACAGCGTAGCATAGATATGTTCGTTCGCGACATGCGAATAATGGTAGAGGCGTTCTATCGTGCGGGGCAGGAAATACCAAACGAACTACAGAAAGCGGCAGAAGAGTTTGCTAAATCGGCGGGAACAGTTGGAGACACTTTAAGTAAATCAGTAGATGCTTTTGTAAAGATACAGGACTTAAAAGACATCCCGGCGCAAAAGATACAAATGTTGGTTGACGGTATCAAGCTGGCAGTCAGTTTGACGCAAGTAGCGGCAAGCACAATGGAAAACGAGATGCTAGAAAAGGTCGGGCTGTTTGGCGAGGCGACCGGAAAGCTTTTTGACGGCTTCTCAAAAGCTATGACAGTTTTTGAGGGCTTGCAAAAGTATGTTGCAGTTGCGCCAAATGTTATTCAATCTTTTGTTGATAATATCATCTTTACTGTGACCATTACCGATGGCTTGGTGCAAAAAACCGATAAAGATTTAATAGAGCGCGTTTCAAAGTTTGGTGACGCGGTTGGCAAGATATTCGATAACCTGAAAAAGGCGATGGATACCTTCGCCGGGCTATCCGGGATGAAAAACAACCCTGCGGACGGTATCAAAACCTTGATTGATGGTATTGCAAACGCAATTATTCAGATGGGCGGGGCGCAAACTAAAGCAGATGCTTTCTTGACCGCAGCCACCAACTTTGCCAATACTATGAAACAAGCATCGGATAAAATTCAGGAAGGCTTGCAATCCAGCGGAGCGGCTAGTGGTGCTACCAATTCCAGCACGGGCGGCACGAATAGTAATAGTACACCAAAGTATGCCAGTGGAACATCGTTTCATCCCGGTGGCGTGGCGTTAGTTGGTGAGCGGGGTGCTGAGCTAATCAGTATGCCCCGCGGTACTCAAGTAATACCATCTTGGACTACCGCCGCAATCTTAAACACCTTGCGCCCTAATCAGTCCAATAATAACTATACCAATTCTAACGCTAACAACTACAACCTAACCATCAATGCGCCCGTGTCTGTGGATAACTCTTCGGCAAGCTTTGAATTTATGAGGGCAATGGCAAGATGAGAAATCAAGCAAGGCGTATACTACCGCCGATAAAAAATGGGTACGAACTGACAGAAGGAAGGTGGCTATTAATCTCGCCACAAGCAACTACAAATCTACTAGTCAATCCCTCTTGGGAAAATGCCCCCAATGGTTCCGAGATAGTAGTCACATCGAATGGGACGGCATCCCGCGTTACGACTGTGCAAACGCAAGGGTCAACAAGTCTTAAACTTGTGCCAACTACAGCCGCTTTAAGCTACGTTGGTTTGGTAGTAAAGAATACTTCGTTAGGTTTAGTGGGGGCTACTTTCTATAGCTGGTCTTTTGATATAAAAGGTAATCCGGGAGAGATATTTAACTTCGAAGCCCTTTCAGGTTCAGGGGGGAGTGCAGGGGGGACTATGGGGGGCATATATCTTTATCGACTGGAGGGCGGTTGGCAAAGAATAGAAGTCCCCTTCAATACTTTATCGGCAGTCTCGCTTGACTATGAATTTAGAATTACTAAGACTAGTGCAACCACACAACTATATTATACCGATGCGTGGCAGGTTGAAGCAGGCAAAGCAACTACTTACATCGATGGCGATATGCCTGCGGGGCAATGGCAAGGCACGATACACAATTCGCAAACCTACCGCCCTTACGATATTGATGGCGTATCAGATATGGGCGGTAGGGCGTACAACTTAACGGCGGACTTGGGATTTAGGGTCAAAGCTATACATGGCGCAGGGATGCCACAACTGGAAAATGTAGCCACGCCTTACGGGGGATTGTCGGGCGCACTCTACCAACGCACACTTGCAAAACCACGCGTGATAACCTTAGGTGGTCGATTAGAAGCTAATAGTCTGTTTGAGTTGCAAACCAAAAGACAAAATCTAATCTCGTTACTGGCTCCAGATAACGCTATGCAGCAAGCCAATAAATTAACGCTACGTTACAAAGTGGAGGGCGGGGGTAATTGGGTTGAGACGCAAGTATATTATTCCAGTGGCATGGAGGGCATGACTGACAATATAAATGCAGAAGATATTGCCCTGAATTTTATCGAGATGATACCCCAACAATGGCGGGAACTTTACGCAACTAGAAAGAGCTGTGGGAAGGGCGTTTTGTTAAACGCTAATGGGTTATGTAAACGTACCCCCTCGAAGGGGTGGGTTGGTATGGGCGGCGGCGGGCAGGCTAGGTACATAGCCCGCGGCGTGGACAATAAAATATATACCGCTCCAACGCTCAATAGTCCGGTATACTCGTTTGATGGTACAACCGCCACTGCAATAGGCGCGAATGTAAATGCGGATGCTTATTGTATCCTGCCGGGCAGCACTGCGGGTACTTTTTATCTAGGGGGGGACTTTACAAATTTAGTAGTAGCAAGCCCACGCCTTGTATATTATGATGGTGCTTCTTATACCGCGATGTCGACCGGGGCGGACGGCATCGTTACCGAAATGGTACGCGCGAATAATGGTGATATATATATGACTGGATATTTTACAACTATTGGGGGTGTTGCTTGCAACCGAATAGCAAAATATTCAGGTGGTGTTTTTACTCCGCTTGGTACTGGATTAAACCAAGCGGGGAGAGGATTGCTGATTGGAAAAGATGGGTATCTTTATGTTGTTGGAAATTTTACTACCGCTAACGGGGTAGCTGTGACCGGCGTAGCAAAATGGACGGGGGCAACGTTTACAAGCTTTCCATACGGAGGTTGGTCGTATCCTTTGTCCGGTATTTTCCAAGACGCGGGTGTTTTCATATATGTCACAACGGGTGGCGGGCTGGTTAAATATAACGGCACGTCCTGGGAAAATATTACTTACAGCAGCTCTGGCGGTAATACGCAAGGACTTGCCCGCGATAGTAATAATAGTATATATAGTGTGGCTGTTGCGACTAGTCTGTTTTCTGGCATACTAATGCAATATTTAGGTAACTCATGGATACCAGGAGACATGGTAAATCAGGGGGGGGCTAACAGTTCGCTGTATATAGAAAATAATATTATATACCTGGGAGGTGCCGGGACGGCGGCGGAGACAACTGACATACCGTACCACGGTACCTCAAATGCATATCCGCAAATTGTTATCACAGGTCCCGGCAGGATTTTACGGATAGATAATCTTAATACAGGCAAGCTACTTGCATTTAATTACACGCTTTTAGCGGGGGAGGTCGCAACCTTAGACCTGACACCCGCTAACCTGAAGTTTACATCCAACCTGTTAGGCAATGTAATCGGTAATATCTTGTCGGGTAGTGACTTGACCGGATTTAGTCTTGTGCCAAATAATGACCCTCTAGCAAATGGCGCGAATAAAATCAGCGTATTAATGACAGGTACTTCCGCCGCGAGTAAGGTTGAGATGATTTACAAACCAACCTATCAGGGCGTGGAAGGTAGTGTGTACTAATGCCGTCAGCTTATCAGGTAAAAATCCTTACACCTTACGGAGTTCAACTCGCGGCAGTAGACGACTTTATTAAGCTACAAATGACCCGCAAGATAAACGATGTTGGCGCGTTTAGTATGACTCTGCCACAGAAATATAACGACCTCGCCAACGCTGACAATATGATTGAGATTTGGCGCAAGGCAGAGCGAGGGACTTGGAAACTATGGGGCGACACTCGTTTCTTCTTGCAAAATAAAAAACTTTACTCAGGCTCAAACAGTGAAAAACTGCTTGATATTAGTGGGCAAGATGCAATCGGGTTACTGGCAAGGCGTGGCGTGTCTTACTATTCCGGTTCAGCGCAATCCGAAAAAGTAGCGGTCGCGGCGGACAACCTTTTGAAAGATATTGTGGATGAAAACTTTGGCGCAAGTGCAACGGACACTGCCAGAAGTATAGCTACTTACTTAACAATACAGCCTGATTTTACACTAGCGCCCGTGCTAAGCAAAGATTTTGCGTGGCGAAATGTGCTTGAAGTGCTACGGGAAATTGCCCAAACCTCGACAGGGGCGGGGACTTACCTTGCGTTCGATGTAGTTGCAACCGAAAACAGCATGTTTGAGTTCCGCACCTACACCGGGCAACGTGGTATAGATAAACGTTTTTCAGGCACGAATCAGCAAGTAGTAATCTTATCGGAAGATAATGGAAGTTTGGGCAGCGCTGCGCTGGAAGAAAACTACCTTGACGAAAAGACTTTTGTGTATGCACTTGGGCAAGGCGAGGGCGCGGCACGTGCCTATTCCTCCTCCAGCGATGCCGCCCGCATTGGTATCAGCCCGTTTGGTAGGATTGAGATTATGCGTGATAGCCGCAGTACTGGGGATACCACTTCACTGACGGGGGAAGCGTTTGCAGCACTAAAAGAATATAAATTTAAGCGCATCTTTTCAGGCAAGTTTCTTGACACCCTCGCTTACCGTTACGGAGTAGAGGTTGAATGGGGAGATAGGGTAACAGCGCAATACGCCAACCAGACTTTTGATGTGCTTTTAGACATTGTAAGTATTACGATGCAAGCGGGGAAAGAGACAATCGAGATGGCGGTACGGAATGAATGATGATTTGATGATGCAACTGCTCAGGGATAACGCTGATTTGGTGCGTAGGGTGGCGAGGCTTGAAAGTTGGGAAACTGGGGACGGTATGATTACTATTCCCATCCCAAATACCTTTACAGGAGTACAACCCTTCCCACAAGCCGCCCAATATTTTGGTACTAATATCCCAATACGCGGTGGTATTGGGGTAAATTTTAAGGGCTTGTCTATCTCGTTTTACCCAAATACTAATCAAAGCGCAGTAAATTTTTATACGGCTTCCGTTATTGCGGTAGCGCCGGGAGCGGTATATACTGGTTTAACCATAACTGGCACTACCAATACAAAAACGTTTGTAACCGCGGGTAGATGGTACGAAATGCCAATAACTATAACCAGCGGCACACTTCCAACCACTAATTTTCAAATAAATTTAACTCTTACCCCATCGGGTGCGCCGGGTACTTTTTACACATCCGCAACCTTATATTATAAAAAAGTTGGCTAGAAAGGAATAAAAATGGCGGGGAATAAAACAGCAAAAAGGCAAACGCTTATACGTAATGCGACTATCTCAGCGGGAGATGTAGTCAGCGCGGTTGTATCTCTAATTGAGGCATGGGATGCCTTATCCCAAAATTCTTTTACTGCTGGTACTGATAAATATGTCGATGCGGATTTAACCGCAGCGGTAGGTCTTGATTACCTGAGCATCGCGGATTTGGACAACCTTAATGGTGTAGTTACGCGATTAAAAACATTTGCTGCAAATGCGGGTACTTTGTCCGCGGGAGATTTTACTAAGTTGACGGTGGTAAAACAAGTATAAAATGGACATTTTTAAGCTCCTCTTTACCGATAGTGCCGATTTTGCTCAATTCCTGTTCGGCGCGATTGGCGGGTGTCTTGGAGAGTTGGTGAGGAATAGCCGCAATGGGCAGCAAGGTTGGAAGAAGATAATATTTAATATCGTGGTGTGGACACTATGTGGAGCGTTTTTCTCGCTTGCCGTAGATTTGGTGAGTAGCCAAGCTTTTTTCGCAGGTATGTTTGCCCCACTGGTATACGAAGCGTTCGATAAACTTGCGCCGAGCTTTATCGGCAAAATAACCACAATGTTTGGAGTAAAAACAAATGGAAACAGTATTGCCGCTAATAGCAATGTTTCTGTTGGCGGGGATATTAGCCAGCAAGCGGACGGTAAATAGATTCACCGCTATATCTCTACTGCTTGTACTGGCTGTGAGTTCGGTCAGGCAATTTGCAGCATCGCAAGGTGACGTTGGCTTAGTGGATTTGATACACTCGTCTTATATACGCATCCCGATGTATTGCGTGCTGATAACCGCCCTGCTAGTGGAAATGGCGCGTGAACCTGGTCGCGTTTTTCCTCGTAAAGCATTACGCACGAAAGACATGAAAGACATGAATATATGAGCGCGGCAGTATTTAATTGGATGACTACCCACCAAGCCGAGATTGGCGGTTGGCTTAGCGGTGGTGGCAATGCTTGAGGTTGACTACACGCACGTAAGCCCTAATTTTTGGATAGATTCTCACCAACCGGAATTGATTTGTCTGCATGGTACGGCAGGGAGCGCCGGCTAGGTATACCACCCGCTGGGTGCGTCAGTGGTATAGTGTTATTTATAAAGGTGCAAGCCCCCCACCAGGCAGTTGCGTCACTACTTTTTACTTGCTTGTATATATAGAAAAGTAGTGACGCAATAGTAGTGACGCAATACTAGTGCTTCTTAGCTTTGCGCTTACTTTGGTTGCTTGGGGTCCCGGCATCTCGCCGGCTCTTAATGCAATGTTCACACAACCTTAACGCAATCTTAACTATGTCCACCAGGTGCAAAATAACCTTGCACCCAGCTACCGGGACATCATGTAGGTTAGCAATGCGGAGATGGCATCCTCAAGCAACATGCCCTCCACATCCACCTGCTGCATTGCATCAGCAATCTCACCCTTCGAGTAACCCAACTTCCTAAGCACCCCGTTGAGGGCAGGGGTATACTTAGTGTCCTGCACCTTGCTAGCAGTCTCCTGTTGCTTGAGCTGTTTAGCAGTTAGTGGCACTGCATTTAGGTCAATGGCTTCACTACTACCCACTACAAGGGGAAACTCCCACGTTACCACACCATGTATTGAGTCTGCCCAAATCTTAATTACATCGGGCTTAGCCCTACTTATAAATAGTATGGTATTAACATCCGAGGGTTCAAATGGGGTATCTCTTTGTCCCCAAGCTAACCGGGTCTCATCACACATTTTACTTCTCCTTATTATTCAGCACTTGTAGTGGAGGTGCAACTTAACACCATCCACCTCCAGTCTGATGTGCCGGGCGTGACCCTCCTGCACTATCCTCTCACACTTATCACAAACCCACATAGTTGCATACCTCCCTTCCATTATATGGGGCAAGACGCCCCACGTCCATAGTCATTTAGTCACCGGGCGCTGGCTTTACTATTCGCCCAACTCAGGGGCAAAGGGCAGTCAGATTAGCTTTGCAACGGGTAAATCTGGTAATATCTATGTTGCGTACGAAGCGGAGCAATGGAAGGTGCGGGTTTTTAACTCCAGCTAAGGCTTTACACCCTCATTGTTTTCTCCTTTTCCTCGGGGGCGGCTTCTCCCGCCCCTTGCACTTATCTTCCTTCCTATTTTATTCAACAAAAAAAGACTCCCCGCAACGAGAGTCTTTTTTCTTATCATTTATAGACGGCGCTCATTATCTTGAGCCGCCGCTTCCAGAAAGCCTGCGCTTCTACTGGCAGGTCTGGGCGATTGGCGAGAGACTCAACAGTTCTGATTACCGCGTTTATCCCGCATATCATAGCGGGATTCTCGCCCCGAAGGGCTTTTAGTTCCGCTCTGATTTTAGCGGCTTGTGTTGGCTTTCCCATTGGTATCTCCTCATTTTTATCCTGCCGATGAGTTCGGTTATCTCATCGTTCAGGTTCTCGTATGCGGCTGTTAACTCGCCATACACAGCCATTGGTACGTCTTTGGTCTCCATTGCAGACCAATGCTCACCAATGACTATACGGGCTTCCTCAAGCCCTCGTATGCGCCCTTCCAAGAGGGCGCGTTCTAGTTCTACTGTCTCCACTGCTACTCTCCGGTATGGCGCGACCACGCCATATCGTCATCAAGTATTTCCTGCAAGTAGCGATAGGTCTGCTCGTCAATCGCTATCTCGCATTCAACTATCAGCTTGGACAGCAACTCTTGTTGGGTAGTAGTACCCTCAAGTTCCGACATCCATTTCAGGAGGCGGTCTATTTCCGCGTCCAGCTCGCGGTCACTCAGTGTATCCAATGTCATTGTCTTTTCCTTTCCGTTAATTTGTTTGTCTTATCTGTTATTATCTTACAATAGTAACACCGCTAATAATAGGGTATTTTGTTCTATTTTGTTCTATTTTGTAATCAATTTTATGATATAATGTATGTAGAAAGGGATGGGAAACATGATTAAAAAAGGCACAAAAACAAAAATCGGTGGCAGGCGCACAGCTATTTATACAGCGCGGCTATTGCCTGAAACTCTAAACCGATTGCAGACGCACGCAAGCAAAACGCTATTATCCGCATCTGCTTGCGTTGAGCTTGCCCTCAGGGAGTGGCTAGAAAAACAAGAAGAAAAGGGGAAATTAGGAGATGACTAAAAAGACTTTTGCTCATACGATGTTGTGGATTGCAGCAGTACCGCTTATCGCGTTTATGGCGTGGCGGACTATTATGCTGGTGAATTTATCCCTTCCGGGGGATGCTTGGTACTTCGGGATTGCGGCGGTGGGCGCAATTGAAATGGGTGTTTTTGTTTGGGCGATGTTGTACAGGTGGTACGCGCTAGATAATCCCGCACAGCGTGTTATATGTATCCTGATGATGTTTGTTTCGATGCTTGGCAGTGTAACGGCTTTCTTTACCGAGACATTTATTCAAGCGTCACGTAACGGCAACAGCGCAAAAGTAGATGCAGCGCTTATTACGATTGCAATTTGGGTTGTATCTTCGGTAATTGCACTAAACGCCATCGCGGGGGTACTCTTTTTCGTGCTGGAAATTACCGAACACGCACCCAAACAACCGGACATGCAGTACCGCATCAAAGACGTAACACCAGAACAACCATCACAGATTGGAACACAAAAAGAGATAAGTACCAGCCACCAACTGCCACCAATTGATAGAGAGCGGTATAAAGATTTTTTTACTTTAACCGCACTGCGCCAACCAGTGCGGCTGCGGAAAACAAACAAAAAATAACCGCAACTGTTACGGATACAGGCACAAGTTCACGAATTTCCAACCGATTGGAAGACAACAGATGCGGTTGTGGTTGCGGTAAATCAATGTTTGGAAAACGGGAAAATGCGGATTACTTTAGCGCGGCGTGTCGGGTTAGGGCAAGTCGCGAAAGACGGCAAATTGTAAAAATATGATACGACTAGAAACAGTATTGGCGAAACTCTTTCGGGGCGTATCATACGCCCTGCTGATAAATGGCAAGTGGTGCGGATTAGCGGTTGAGGACATCTGGGCTTATATCGTGAGCAAAGGTATTGAGTACAACCGTGCTTACGACAAGTTGACCGAGTTGGGCGTGCCACTCAAGCAGCAAAGGGTGGTCAGACCACAGTCGAAAAATATCGGGGAGATATTTGTCGTGGCTCGTGTTAAAAAACCTTTTGGCTACCGTGCCATCATAAAAGATAATGTAGATTTTCAAAAATGGCAGGGGTTTTGAAAATTCTTTGCAAAGAAAAAGACCGGTCTACTGCGACCGGTCTTTTTCTATCAATTTGCGGATGTACTCGCCACCGCCGTGCGCTTCTACCCACGCCTTGGCTTCAGGCGTGACTAGCGTTACAAGGCGGCTGGTAAGGTTTGGCGGCTTGCGTGTGCCGATTGGTCTGCCCCTCCGCTTCTTGCGGCGAGGGGCGTTGAACCACCTCTCCCAACTCTCCGGGTCGTCTGCCAACGCGCCCGGCTCATAAGGTTTTAGCTCATCTTCAGTCATCTCTACCACCGGCTGGCGCGGAAGCGGGAAATCCCCCACTCCGCTTTCATCTGAGCAACTTGCTCAGTGGTTGCATCATCCTCGCGGGAGTAGATGCAAGTTTCAGTTCCCGTTACTTCGTTGCGGACGAAGTAACGGATATTTCCGGTTACGCAATCCCAAGACCCGGTGTAAGTGCCGGGCTGCTTGCGGGGTTCGGTGGGTTCGGTGGGTTGAGCGATTACTTCGCGCACGCGGCGCGGTTTTCGAGTAGTTTCAGTCATCTCAGTCTCCTTGCCAGCATTCCCGGCTGGCGGCGGGGTTGGGTTGGGTTGGTTTTCGTTTTCGCTGGCAATTTTTAGCAGCGCTTCCCACGCTGCTGCCGCGAATTCCGCGTCAAACTCGGTTTCGGCGGCGTAACATTCGGCATTGACCGCTGCCTCAATGTGAGCTTCGGTTATGCCTACTTCGGTTATGCCTACATCGCCAGCGGCAGCGATGTAGTCGCTGGCGAACTGGCGCGGGTTAGTTTTCATTGTCATTTCGATTCTCCTTGTGCCAGCTTTACCCGGCTGGCGCGGGGTGTAGATTTTATTGGTCAATGTACTGGGTGCTACCCTGACGGGTGTAATATTCTTCGGTATTTTTGTTAGGCTTGCTACCGTCAGTGGTGTAAACTACTTCGCCACCATCGGTAGTAACTACCGCAAAGCCCGTGTACATCTTCGCCCAATCGCGGGCGGATTTGGAAGCCTTAGCTTTTGTTTCGTGGGTTACTTTAGTTACGGTGCTGTTTGAGTTTTGGGTAAAGGTCATTGTGAACATTGCTTTTCTCCTCGATGACTTGTTTTTTTTTTGTTCTTACACTTATATAATACAATATATACATGTATATGTCAATATATTATTATATAAGAGTTTTACTTATTTTTACCTACATGCACATAAGAAAATCTTATTTGCAACTGAACACATTTGTAGCTACAATTACAGTATGCGAAAAGATACTGAGATAAGATTAAGAATAGATAGCGCAACTAAAAGCACGCTCCGGTATATCGCCAGCAGTCGCGATATATCATTATCAAGATTGTTGCGAGATGCGGTAACGGAGGTACTGGCGAGGTACGGCGAGCAAGCAGCAGCCGGACGGCGCGTAGTTCCCCAGCCGTCATCTACTTCCGATGACTTTTGAGCAGACAACAGAGGAGCGTTCACGCGCTTCTACTCAGTCGCATCAAGATGTTACTGAGTAGTGGCGAGTGCCACTAGCACAAGGTCGATAGTTAAATTTTATTTATCTTTCGCCTGTATTTTCAAAGTTACTGTATTTTGTGGAAAAAAAAACAAAAGGGGCGAGCAGTCGCCCTTTTCTATCCCCTAAGAAAGGAGTACGCGTCTTTTAAGATTTTACTAAACTCATGTAAACCCATTAGAAGTCAACTAAGGGCGTTAGTTAGCGCCCTTTTATCGAAAAGGAGAAGCAAATGGAGAATTTAAGCGGATTAATGTTTGTACTGCTGATTTGGGGAGCGTTAGGCGGAGGGTATCTTATCTCCAAGTCGGGAAAGAAATAAATGCTGCTGGACATCGTGATTCCCGCCTTGCCGCCAAACACCAATCATGCGTACGGGATACATCGGAGCCGCATGTACAAGACCAAAGCGGCTCAGGACTATCAAGAATTTGTGAGCTATGCGGTGTTAGTGTTGGCAATACCCGCCAGAACGCCGCTTGGAGTCAGCTTTGACTTTACAATGCTGGCGGGCGACATCAACCGCAGCGACTTGGACGGGCGTATTAAACTCCTGCTGGACGCAATCTTTCAGCAGGGGAAAGGCAATGACGCGTGGGTCAGGGTATTAAATTGCAGTAAGTCGGTGGGGGGGGAAGAACAGGTCAGGGTGAAATTATGGATTATATCGTAATCGGGTTGGCTATGCTGTTTATGACGCTGGCATGGCTATATCTATTTAGAGACGGGAGATGAGAATGGAAGACCCTAAATATATTAAAGAAATTAAGGAATTGATAGCGGTAGAACGGTCGAATGACCCCCACCACAGCGATAAAAGCGAGATACTGGAACGCTGGCGCGATGTGGAAACGGCACAGGTCGAAAAAGCGCGTACCGAATCCGCATGGATTCGATTCAAGTTGCGCGTATTTGGGCGATGAGACTAAAACGATTGAAAACCCCTAGTTGCCCAAAATGCCTTTCTACCAACCGTGTTTCTAGACTTGCCCCGTTGGGTATGTGGTTCTGCACTCCTTGCCAAAAACATTTTTTGTATGGCGAGGGGAGGCACAAAGTAGATTTGTGAAAATCATAAAAAAATGCGACTGGTGCGGGAAAGACTTGAAAAATAGCGATGACTACCGCACACTCGCTAAGCAAAGCGGGGAAATTGCCCGATTTCACGAGGAATGTCACCGCAGGTATGCTAATGACCTGTTCCGGCAAAAAGAGAAGGAGCGGCAAGATGCACACCCCTATTTTTAGCGGACACAACTTAATGATTGCTTGGGAGAACTCCAAAGCGGCAGGGATGTCAGAAGGGTGGGCTTTCACGTTATACAAAAACTTCGTCTTCGCCAAAGACGAGGGCGAGATATTATCAGCTTACCACCACGCACGGCGTACCACTACCTTGCTTTGGTGGGCGGCAAACCGCCACAAGCTGGCGGGACTAATCGCCGGGAAGGGTTTTATGAAAGACGAGGGGAAAAGCAAACAAATACTAATTGATACTTTCAAAAAGATGCCGACCAACGCGAATGAATTTATTCTCGCGCTTGTGGCATTGGAAAACCGCCTTGATGCTGGCGAGGCTGTTCTTGCGCGTAACAAGGCGGAAAAAGCATCACAAAACATAGGCGAGTTGGAAACTAAATGGATTAGTATTCTTCACGCTTATGAATATACGTGCGATTTAGCACAACAACATGGCGTTAATATAGCCAATTACCGTTCTGAAAAGAACGGAGCATAAGGAGAATTTATTATGACTATCGAACTATCTTACGATTTTACCCCTCAAGAAATGCCCGCGATGTCGGCAACTGTCCCCGAAAACACCTACTTTGCAAAGCTGGTAAAAATTGGTGAAAAGCGCGAGGAAATTAACCGCTTTGCCGAACTCGGTAAAGATGACAAGCGCGTAGTACAAGATTATTTTTTCTCTATTCTTCCAGACGAAGAAAACGGCGAGGCGTTTGCGGGGAAAGAACTCCGGTACACCGTTAATCCTAACGTCAATATGGGGTACTTGGATGCAGCGCGTAAGTCTAAGCTGTACAAGATGCTAACCGCTATCCTCGGCGCACCAGTGGAGACGGTCGGCAAGTTTGGCAGTGCCGACATTATGGGGCGGCAAGTCAAGCTGGTGATCAAAAACACTTCTAAGACTACCGAAAAGGGCGAACGGGTCTACTCCAACATCTCGGACTTTTTGAAAGTCTCTGAAAAGAGACAAGTCACGTTTGTAGCAAAGGTGAAAGAAAACAACGATTTTTAATCAACGACAAGGGGTGGGTAATTCCCGCCCCTTCTTTTTACGTCTAAGGAAACAATGGGTATGAGCATGCCAGTCAAGCAATATAACAGATTCACCAAATCTAATCCCTGTCCGATTTGCACCGGTCATAAAAGCATGCCGCACGGGAATGGTGAGCGGTGTTACGGGTATATCTCAGATGACGGGCAGTTTGTACATTGCACTAGAGAGCAATACGCGGGAAATTTATCACAACATGAAAATAGTGGCACATTCGCCCATCGCTGGCACGGTAAATGCGGCTGCGGCATAACCCATAACCCGGATAACATAAGTTACTTGGAATTACGCCCGCTAGAAATCGGTAACAACGGTAACACTAACGGTAACAATACCACTGTTACCGATAAACCAAAGCCACAACCAATTAAATATTATGACTTCGTTGACCTTGATGGGGCTATAAGACACCAAACAATCAGGTATGAACCAAAAGACTTCAGGCAACGTGTTCCCGCTTGTAACGGTGAGTGGGTTTGGTCGCTTGATGGCATTGAAACTGTTCTATACAAACTGCCTGAGTTGGTAGCAGCCAACTCAAACGAAACAGTCTATATAGTCGAGGGGGAGAAAGACGTTGATACCCTGCTCTCTTATGGGTTTGTAGCAACGTGCAACCCTATGGGTGCTAAGAAGTGGAAAGATACTTATAACCAGTACCTGAAGGGGCGTAAGGTAGTTGTTATACCAGATAACGATAAACCCGGTCACGAACACGCCGCAATGGTTATTAGTAGTATCAGGTCAGTAGTTAAATCTGTAAATCTGGTAATTCTTGACGGCGGCAAAGATGTTACTGAGTGGTTTGCTAAAGGGCATACCTATAACGAGTTTCTTAAACTAACAACTCCCAAAAAACGGTTATACACCGTTGACGAATTAGACCAAATACCAGACCCGGTATGGCTATTTGAACCTTACTTCTTCTCAAGTTCCACCGCTATGGTAATCGGGCCTTCTCAAGCCAAGAAAACATTTTTCCTGTTGGATATAGCATTGAGGTTATCAGAAACTATGCCCGTTATTTATGCAGCCGGGGAGGGTGCGCCGGGTATTAAGCGTAGGGTAAAAGGTTGGCGCAAGAGGTTTGGTATAAAACCTAAAAATTTTTATCTGTGGCCCGGCTCTATTACCCCGCAAAACCCAGAAGCTAGAGAAATATTCTTAAAAGAAATAGAACATATCAAACCAGTAATGCTTGTAATTGATACCTTAGCGCGTAATAGCGAAGGGTTAGACGAAAACAAAGCAGGGGATATACAAATATATCTTTCCGCTTGTGAACTGGTAAAAGAGGCTACAGGGGCTTGTGTGGTCACTGTACATCATACCGGGTGGGATACCACGCGGGAAAAGGGCAGCAGTTCGATGCGTAACTGGGTAGATTCTCAAATTCATTTATCGGTTGAAGGGGATTTAACTAAAGTAACCTGCGTTAAAGCTAAAGATGAAGAACTATTCGAGCCTCGTTACATAAAGTGGGAATCTATTTTAATCGGGTATGACGAGGAACGCAAAAAGGATATTACTACCCTTGTACCAGTGTACACCAACGCTGACGACATCATACAAGAACGCCCTGCATTAAGTCATAAAATTAAACAAGTGCTTGAGGTGTTTGATAATGACCTGTTTAGAACCTCTGGCGCGGGCTGGAAGTCTGTAGCCGAGGCTTTGGGTATAGAAGCTAATGCAAGTGCTAAATCGTCACTCATAAGAACTATGGGCGGGTTAGTAAAACAGGAATATCTTAAGAAAATAAAAGAGGGAATATACACAATAACTGATAAAGGTTTTAGGGCATTAGCCCCCGAAAAGTCGGTTATTGATATGACCCCTGCATCGGTAACAACTGTAATGCAGCGAAATGTTACCGATGTTACCGATGTTACCGATTTACCAGAAAACCGATTTTGAACTCAAAAAGTAGTTAGCTATGCTAACTATCGGTAACAAATGGCATTGTTACCGTGTAGCATGATGCTAACTATCGG